GACACGAACGCGAGCCAACTGAGCAACTGGTCGGCAGCAAATACAACGGTGACTACATCAGCAGCTTACATAACTCGGGTCTTGCAGTTGTTTGAGTTTGACGGGCCTGCGTTTGGTGGCGGCGGCGGAATATTTTTCCGGCCAGGAATGAGCGGAGGGATGAGCGAATGAGACGTAAAATCAAGGCTGGTTTAACATCGCTTTCGCTTCCTGTTATCGTCTACGATACCACATCAACCACGGGTGGTGGCTTGAGCGGATTGACGCATACGACAAGCGGTCTTATTCTTGAATATCGAAGACAGGGCCAGTCGTCCTGGACGCAGCTTGGCGTCGGTACTGGCCTGGTTTCAAAGACGCTTGGGAGTTACGTCTCAGGGGGTATCGTCGCCAGTGGATCTAGGGTGGGACGGTACGAGATTGATATACCTGACGCAGCTATCGCGGCGGGTGCTCGGATGGTCGAGGTATGCCTGAGGGGTGCTGCAAACATGCACCCAGTTGACATCGAGATCGAGCTTGATGCGGTCGATTACCAGGATGCGACGGCGTTTGGGTTGTCGAGGATCGATCAGACAATCGGAAGCCGAGCGACGCAAACCAGCGTTGACGCGATCGATGATTTTGTAGATACCGAAGTGGCGGCAATTAAGGCTAAAACCGATTTGATTGTGGCATTTCCGGCTAACTTCAATCTACTTGTGATTGATAACAGCGGTAGCATTTCGCGGGTCACGCTGGTCGACGAGTTGGACGCTGGTGCATTGACGGCCAACGAAGCAGGGGCTCCGATAGCGAATATTGTATGGGATGAAGTGCTGACCGGCGCGACTCACAACATTGCATCCTCAGCCGGGCGACGAGTGCGACAGCTTGCTAATGTCATTGTTCGGGCCGGGGCAGCACAGGGGCCAGGGACGGGCAATAATCAAATCCAGCTTGATGCGGGCGCAAGTGCGACTAATGGCGAGTACGATCCTGGATTGATATTTATCGAGACTGGAACAGGTGCAGGGCAGGCTCGGCTCATTTTGCAATACAACGGCTCGACCAAGGTTGCGACAGTCGATCGAGACTGGCGAATCAATCCCGACAATACCAGCGAATTTGTTATTCTTGCAGATGCAGGCCGGAACTCGGTGAATGAAGGGTTAGCACAAGGTGGGTCGACGACCACGATAACGCTTAACGCAAGTGCATCAGCAAGTGACGATGCTTACAACGGGCAGCTAGTGTTTATCCGCAGCGGAACCGGTCAGGATCAAGTTGGGCTTGTCGAGGATTATGTCGGCTCAACAAAAGTTGCAACGATCCGAACAAGATCGGCGACAGGTCAATGGGCGACTGTGCCAGACGCGACATCGGCATATATGATGATTCCGAACCTGACCTTCACAGTGAGTGAAATTCAGTCGGGCTTGGCTACTAGCACAGCGTTGGCCGCCGTGGCGACCAACGTGACAGCCTTAGTTAATCGAATCCCCGAAACCCTGTTTGCAGGGATTACATCGCTAGCCAAATGGCTAGGAGTATTGGCAGGCAAGACTGCCGATGCGACCACCCGAGGCGAAATCAACTTGACCCCAGCGGGGGCAAGTTACAACGAGACGACCGATTCGCTCGAAGCGATCCGTGACGTTGGTGGAGTTGGCGGTGGTGGTGCTGGGGGTGTCACTAATATCACGGTTGAAGATAGAAGCATAACGCTGGAGTAATTATGTCTCGCGTCATAAGAAAAGTTTTTAAGGTTGACGGCGTTCCAACTAACGTAACGTCAGCGTTGCTTTCCGATCCAACCGGGACGTATGGTGTTAAGCGAAACGACACCAACGCTGTTGTTGTTGCTGACGGGACAGCAATGACTCTAGTGTCTACTGGAACCTACCAGTATGAGTTTACTGATGCGGTGAATGTCGCTTACACGGCGTATGTCGAGTTTGTTTACGACGGCGCAACTTATCACTTTGAGTTGGACTTCCCAGCTAGAACGAGCGCGACAGGTGGCGGCCCGATTAACTATTCGATCTTGGTAAACAGGGTCGGGCACTATCTTTTCGGCGCAGAGGCAGGTGCATCCTTCACTCAGGAGCAGCTTACCAGGATCGGCTATTGCATCACTGACGGTCTTCGTCGTGTTTACGCAGCGCATGATTGGTCGTTTTTCAAGCCTCTGGTCGATGTCACGACCACTGCCCCGTATGCAACTGGGACGGTAACGATCGCCTCGGGCGTGGTAACGCTCGTCGGCGGGACTTTCCCTTCATGGGCGGCTAATAGCATTCTTAGGATAAACAACAAGTATTACTCGGTAGCAAGTCGGCTGAGTAACTCTCAAATATCTCTGGATGACACGACCGTTACGGTATCGAGTGCATCGGCGTACCAGATCGCCAGAACCGATATCCCGATGGATGTTGCGTTTGATTCGGTCGCCAATGACAGCGAGTTGACGTACTACCCAGGGCCAGACCAGTGGTTTCCGTCTGTTTGCAATCGGCATGACGCGACAATCAGGAAGCTTGAGACAACAAACCCTGAGTTTGGTCGTCCCGCTTATTACTCGGTCAGAACCGACAGATTCGACCCAAACGTCGGGAGTCGCAAATCGCTGGCGTTTTATCCGGCTCCGGATGCGGCTTACGTGCTCCGAGTTCCAATGATTTTGCGTCCCGTAGACCTGAGCGATGCAAATCCGTACCCAATTGGGGGGGAAATGCTCAGCCAAGTGTTCCTGGAGGCTTGCTTGGCTGCCGCAGAGCACAATTACGAGGAAAGAGAGCATGTCCACGAGAAAAGATACTTGGAAATGATTGCTCTGGCGATCAGGAATGATCAGGACAGGTCGAGCCCTACGAGTTTGGGTCAAGATATGCCTCGTGGAACTTATAGCAAATTCAGCGTTTTCGATTACAATTACCGCAGTCGCGAGCAACGCATAGGCAGACTGACAATCGAAGGAGATCCGCAGTGACAACCGCACGGTACAGCAATTCAATCGAAAATCTGGACATTGGCACCACTCTTTCCGCAAGCGATGAGATCATCTACGGCGACTTTGAAAGAGGTATGGTTCACATACCCTCCGGATCCTCGCTGACGACACTTACTTGGTATTCCAGCATCAGCGCAACTGGAACTTACCTTGCAGCTTACACCGAGTCTAACTCTGCTATCACCACAACGGTTGCGGCTGGTCGATCGTATCCGATCCCAGAAGCGTTGGCTGGTGCAAGGTTCTTGAAGATCACAGGCAATGCCGCTGGCGTTGTTGGGGTTACGTTGAAGGATTAGTTTTTTTCCAAGGGGAAAATCATGTCGGCTCATAACGATTTACACGAATTGCTCATGGCGTTTATGCCTGGAGGCCCAGGTAGAGTGCCTTTGGTCGCTTCTGCCACCGGAACCAAGATGTCGGATGAGGCTTTCATTCAGATGGTTATCCCGACTTGGGGTAACGCGAATAACATTCTCATTTTGCCTGCTCCGGTTCCCGGTAGGATTGTCATTGTCGCTGGCGCTGCCACTGGCGGTGAGTTGCGAACGACGGATCCGGCAACGATCGCGATCAACGGTGGTTCTGGTGCTAACGCTGAGTCAGCAGTCGCGGCAAACCAGATGGTCGTTCTGTTTTGCGAGTCTGCTACCTCGTGGAAGGCGCTAACGATCGCTAGCAACGGAACCGTAGCGGGTCTTGAAGCTGCCGCGTAATTGATGACATGGCTACAAGCAAAGAGATACTTTTCCCATCGGGCGTTAATCGTCGCCTGTCTTTTCGCCAAAGCGCAGGCAGGCGGGAGAGGTATTTTTGTCCTTGGGCCGTGAATTGCAGAACGGAAGATTTCCAAGGTCGCCTTCGCGGTGGCTCTTGGGTTCAGGCTGGTGCTTCGACCGTCCCTGCAACCGAAGATCGGTATTTGACCGATAGCGCTGGTAATAAGATAACCGACTCAAGCGGCAACAGGATTGTCGTTAGTACAGGTGTTGCGGCTGTTCACAGTGGTGGTACGGTTTACGTGACTCCAGGTGCTAACGCTCCAAATAGCCATCCTTCGCAGTGCATCTACCGAGATCGCTTCATTCGTCCTTCTGGAAGGGCGATTTTCGCTAGTCGGCAATCAAACCATACCGATTGGTCGCTCAGCGCTGATGTCAGCGATTTGATGCGTCCATTCGTCATGCAGTTGTCCGAAGCTGGTGAACTAGGGTCTGATGTGGTTTCGCTGATTCCACACAAAGATGCCTATTTGCTGGCGGCAACAAGCGGTTCACTATGGGTTGTCCAGGGTGATCCGGTTGCAGACGGAACGCTTCGAAACATCTCGCGGGAAGTCGGCATGGTCGGTGCAAAGGCTTGGTGCCGTGATCATCTCGATCGATACTACTTCCTTTCGTCGCATGGTCTTTACACGGTGTCGGCTTCTGGCGACGGCTTGCAGGCGTTGTCCGAGGATGCGATTCCTGAGCATCTGACGAACGTTACGAACGTTAATACGGTGCTCGAGTACGATCACGAATCGAGAGCCGTTTACATTCACATACCGTCTGCAGCGGTGTCCTGGATGTTTGACACGGAAAGGCAGGAGTTCTGGCCGTTCAAGGTTGGGCACTCAGGATCCTATGTCGCGATCGGGCCGGTGCTGATGGGAAACGGAAGCACCTATGGAAGACTGATCCAATTGCACGGTATCACCGCCTCTGGTAGTGTGAACGTGACTTGGAGAGTTATGGTTGCTGACACGGCTGAGCAGGTCAGCATCAACGCCAAGGCGGCTATTGAGGCATTGATTGCAGGGACTACGCCTGCGGCTGTCCACAGTAGCGGAACTTGGACTGCGGGAGTAAATCACCGTAGCTACCCAAGAGCCAGGGGAAAATACATGATCCTTCTTTTGTCTGCTCCAAGTGGGAATTGGGCGTGGGAAGGTGCAAACGCAGTGGTAGAGCCCTCTGGGGCGTGGAGATAGACATGCCTGATGTAAGTTTTGCAGATTGGGTGGCTGGTCTTGCGGTCGATACGCTCACAGGCCCAGAAAAGATCCCGTTGCTCGACGGAACCTCGTCGCGTCATGCCACTGCGGCTTTGCTTGCTGCTTTTGCGGTCGATCAGCTTCACCAAGCATCGGTGATCACAACCCTCGCCGACACCGATGAGATAGTCGCCTTTCAGTCGGATGTGGAAAAGATCCTTACAGCGCAGAATTTCTTCAATTGGGTGGTTGATAAGCTCGAAGCGATCGACACAAGTACAACTATCGTCTCGGGCGACAAAATCGTATTCAACGATGGCGGGATCCTCAAGCAAATCGACATCGATAACGTCAAGGCGTTTCTTGATTCATCGGTAACGGCTCTTGGGGCTGAGATCGCTGGTCTTGCTACGGCTACGTTGGCTGATTCGGATCAGTATGTCGTGGCTCAGTCGACGACAGCGAAAAAGACTACATTTTCAGCGATCGCAGCTCGCGTCCACTCTCAATTCCTGGCTTACACGGCTAGCTTGCCGGCCATCGCAACCCTCGCAGACGGTGACACCTTCTATGCGAGCGACAGTGGTGTAGCGAGCAAGGTTACTGCCTCGACGATTGCCACCTACGTGCAAGGCAAGGTTGGTGCTGATGTTGTATCTGGCGCCTGGGATACCTACTCGGCGCTGGGGGCGGCAGCAAACGCTACTGATGTGTTCTTGCTCGAGCGAAGCGGTACTGGCAGGACAGCTACGGGTGCGAATATCGCCTCGTATGTGGTCGGAACGCAAAACAGTGCAGCCAGTGCCGTGGCGGCGGTTGCTGGCGACAGTTTCTTGATATTCCGATCGGGAACCCAGCTTAAATTGGACGTTGGTCTACTTTCGACTTATGTCCTGGCTTCTGGGTGGTCGGCTACAAGCGGGAATCCAGTCGCTACTGGCGACAAGGTGATCATTGGTCGCGGCGGAGTTACCTACAGTGTCACAGTGGATCAACTCAAGACGTTTGTCAGCGCGGGTGTTCAGGCTGGCGTTTTGGATCTCACAGGTCTTTCCTCTGCTTCTCTTGCATCTGGATCGCTTTTCCTGGTTGGGGATAGCACGACACCTAAGAAAGCGACATTGGCAGAGCTCGAAACGAAGCTTTGGACGGACTACCAAACTTACGTCTCTGGTTTGACGGCACTCACAACGCTCGAGGACGCTGACACGTTTTACGTGATCGAAGGGACTACACCAAAGAAGATTACCGGCGCAAACATCGCCGCTTATGTCGAAACGGAGATGTGGGACAAGCTGGATGCAAGTCCAGCGGTTCAAGCTGGCGACGACCTTTGGATGCGCAGATCGACGACAAGCTACAAGTTGGATGTCGGGGCATTGGCGACCTATGTGGCTGGCATTGTTACGAGCAGCATTGATGTGGGTAGTTTGAGCAGCGCGTCTCTCTCCGACAGCGATCTGTTCCTCGTTGACGAAGGGGCGACAAACACAAAGGTGACGCTCGCAAATCTTCGATCGCACTTTTGGTCGGAGTTTTTAATATACGTCAATGGTCTTACTGGTGCGGTTTCAGCGGCAGACACAGATGTCTTGTATCTGATCAATGGAGTTGCTCCGCTAAAGCTTACGGTAGGAGATTTGTGGGACACGCGATTCCTAGCTGACGCTAAGGCTATCAAGCTTGATGATTTTGCAACACCGGATGACAACACCGACTTGAACGCAACATCGACCTATCATGGATTGATGCCGAAGTTGAGCAATAACACAAGGCAGTTCATGCGAGGTGACGGTACGTGGGCTCCATACGCTAGCGTTACGGCGGTCTCTACGGCTGCAACTGGAAGTACGCACCTGGACGCTGCGGCTTTGTCGGCGACCAACACGACGTTTATAACATCGGATAGTGCGGCTAAGGGTGTGAAGCTGCCAACTGGTGCTGCTGGAGACATCATGGAGGTGATCAACAACAGTGCGATCGCTGCAAAGCTATATCCAGCACTAAACGGAGCGATCAATGGGCTGTCTACAAATGCTGCGGTGGTTATTCCTGCAAGCAAGGGTGTTCGTTGCTTTTGCTCGGCGGCAGACACATGGACGGTTTTTGACATGACAGCTCGAGCTACTACTGCTTAATGAAAGGGTTTAATCGTGTCGACAGAAAACGACGTTAACAAAGTACCAGAGATTAACCCAAATCAAACTCTGCCTCTCGTTGTGCCGAGAGTCGTAAACCCCTTCGTCTCGATTGCGCAATGGTTTGCTACTCAAACAATCAGCGACGTTCCAGAAAACGTCATGGGTTGGCTTGTTGCCCAGGGTTTCGAGATTACCAATATCCGTCAGGACAACACCACTGTCCCTCCGACTAACTATTTCTCAGTTAAAAAGGAGGGTCTTACTCCATCTGGTGTTTTGCTGAGCTTGTGCAATTCATTCACGCTCGAAGCGAATAACGCCAGGACAGCAAACCAGATACGTTACAACGATGTTTTGGCAAGCATGACAAACATGGTGGATAGCTCCCATCAGCAGTTTGATGCACAAATCGACGAGCAGAATGCACAGTCTGGAGTGTTTCTGACAGATCTCGACGAATACATGACAGCGATCGAGACAATGATTACAGACAATCAGGCTCAGGTTGTCATTGATGCAAACAACGCCAAGATTGCCCTTGATGAAATGCTTACGAGGCTTGGCGACCTGGAAACTAATGCCAGCGACAACGCTGCGGATATCGAAGCTCTTTTCGCTGAGCAAAGCACAAACCTTGCGACTTATGTCAACAACTACAACAGCAGGCTTGCTGAGTTGGATCAAAACTTCGCGGCTTACCTGGGTGATGTGCTTTCGAAGATTTCTTCTCTCGACAGCACCCTGGATAACCACATAGCAGAATACGATCAAGCGTTTGCGATACTTTCCGGCAATTACACGGCGCATGCAGCAAGCATCGATGCGCAGTTGGCTAAGGTTTCGTCGGATGTTGATGTCTATGTGGATCAGGTTGAAGCGATACTTGTGCAACTTGAGGACGATTACCAAAAAGTTGCATTGGATCTTGAGCAAGCAAACGACGGTTTCGGTAGCACGCTGTCTCAGTATGCTGGTGATTACAACGCAATCCTTAGTCTGCTAGAAACCGATTACGCCACTCACGCTCAACTAGCAAAAGGCTTCTTGACCAATCTCGGGCAGACCGACTTAGCAAGAATAAACGAGCAGTTTGCGTCGAGCCTTTCGTCTCAATTGCAGATGCTTGTAAGTAGGGGTTTGTCAATGGCGACAATGCCCATCGATGTCACAGCAAGGAACCAGAGGGATAAAGATGAGCAGATTCAGATTCTCAACGACCGATTGAATCGCGAGAAGCTTGACAACCAGCACCGCCTTTACGAGCAGCAGGTTGCCATGCGAGCAAGGAAACTTGATGGCGTGGACAGGCTACACGCTGTTCGCCAGGAAGTGCTACGCTATCAAGCAACATTCGTCAATAACATCTACTCGCTTCGAACCGATGCGACCAACAGGATCTTGGCGGGAAGGCAGGCTGTTTTCGCCTCCAAAGACGCAAACAACAAATACGGGATTGAGGTCAGTTCTAATCTCTACGGCAAGTTGCAGGATGTTAGACAAAGAACGATCGACTCAATAGATCGCATTTATCAGCTTCGAGACGTTTTTGCCAAGTGGGACACCGAGGAAGCCAACAGGCGTTACGAAAGGATTCAGCAGATCGAAGCGCAATTCCTGGAAAGCACCCAGCGTCAGTATGTTGCTTCCCAGGATATCACAAAGACTGAAATGGCTGAGAAACACACGCTACTCGGGCAGATTCAGAACGCTCTGACCGCCTTAATGAGTGGCAAGGAGCGATACGCTGTCCTTCTCATGCAAAACGCCAACGCTCTTGCGGAGCACAAGCACAGAGCGATTGCCGAGATGGTCAACACCAAGGTTCAGCGTCTTGAAGGGTGGAAGTCGGTGGCTGCCGAAAACATGCGGCTTATGACATACCAACTCGACGAGCGAAACAAGTTGCTTATGGCTGTCTATGCGTTTGTCGAACGACGCGAAGATATCGGGCCTCAGTGGAACGACATGGCGAAGATGATTGCCGGTCTTGGCGACAGTGGTGGAGGCTGGCTAACGCCGAACTAAGATGTTTCGTAAGAAGCGCCGTCCAACTCCAGGTTTTCAGATCCCCTCGCCGTTCAATGCGATGCGTGGTGATCATGACGACTTGCAGTTGCACGGAGAGTGGCCTTATTGCGCAATGGTTCAGATTGCATGCGAGGACAAATACGAGAATCATGTCGTATGTCGGGGATTCGACCCGAGAATACTCAAATTCATTGATTACGCAGAAAACAATTCCGAGAAGCCTGGAATTTCAGTAGCAAAGCCGTTTGGATGCAGAGTCACCGAGGGTGGTGCGAAGCGATATCGCATTGGGGAAGTGTTTCCAGCGTTTTTGCCAACGCAGGGAATTGCAGATGTTGATGTGCATTATGTCCCCCCGTCTCCGATTGAGGTTAAATGGAGAGTAGGGCAAAACTCAGGTGTCGTTGACGCATCCCCTTATGGTGGTCATCCGAAATGCCTTGAGGACGAGATATCGATACTAATGGATCACAATGGAAAAGTGATCAACTGGATGCTAGTCCATACAGAAACTAAGCTGTTCCAATTCCAATCGCAGGAAGATTTTGACACTGGAGAAGGGAAGTGCTCGGCTTGCGTGCGTCAAATGACAGGCAAGTGGCCGCACCTAGCAGACATATACGACCCGACTGGCGCATCGGATGAAATGGTGGCTGGGACGAAAGGTTTGGTTTTGTTCCAAGAGGGTAAGTATTGGATAATTGATGCCAAGTGTGATCCGGATGAAATTCTTCCGTGCGAGTGCGAACCAGAAGGGGAGGATGATTGTGAGTGCAAAGAATAGGCTGTCGAGGTACTAGGTGTCACGAAGATGCTGTTGCGTTGAATGCCTGATATTCTCGGATGATTTCACGAGAGACGAGCCGGGAACTCCTCTAGGGAAGCGAGTGTCAGCCCCTTTTTCTGGTAAAGGCTGGTGCGACAACCCAGGCGACTACTACACGGTTGATGTGCCGACTTGGAGAGCTCGCTGCGAGGTGCCAGACGCGATAGCTGTCTGTAGCGTGAAGCACCCAGATGAAGTTGGGTCGATGTACGTGTCGATCGTTACGCAAGAGGAAGAACCAAGAGCATACTCTGAGTATTCCAGCGGTCAGAAGTGGCGACTCTACTTGAATGTCGTAAAGACCGACTCTGGCGATCCTGTTGTGTGCGAGCCGACATCCTACTATTTCGCAGAGTATGAGAGGCTCGGTGGTGTTTTTGGCGGATCTCCCGACCCAATTGATCGAAGTTGGATAAGGCTTGGTATCGGAAGCGGCGGGAACGAAACGATACTAAAGGAGTTGCAGATATTTTCGGAGACAGGAACGTCTAGGAGGTTCTACGCAGCGATCGACGAGGATAGTTTCTGTGCTGGTGTTGAGGACTCGATACTTGGATCCATCTCGATGAAGTCTCAAGGGTTGTTTGAAAACGGCTGGTATAGCGGTTTTGGCATGAGCGAAGAGGATATGCTTGCGGACGACTTTGAGTTCTATCGACACTATAATAGTAATCCACCTAAAACCAGAGACTTGAATTGTCCTCGGTGTGGACTGTGCCTTTGTGATGACAACACGACCTATGGAACAAATGACGGAATAGAACTACCTCCCGTGCTCAATGTTTGCATTTGGACAGATCCAACTGGATGCGCTAGGCTTGAAAACTTGGAACCATGTTGCTTCGAGATCGAGTATGATCGAGTGGATGATACGTGGAAGCACGAAGGCACAAAATGCTGCGGCTTCTTTGTCGTTAGCTTTACTTGTTCTATCGGGGAAGGCAACGAAAAGTACGTTTTGGCAAACACTGGCGGTTGCACGGAAAGTGGAGAGGGGCCAAGCACTCGGTACGCAACAGATTACAACTGCTCGAGCGAAACCGGAGAAGCTTGCTTTTTGTTTGGGCCGTATTGGATCGCAGATAGCGATTTGGCTTGTTTTTGTCGCAATGTCTATTTTGGAACAGGGTCTTGCGAATACTACATCACGGTGAGTTCTGATGATTGCTGCTCAGGAAAAGACTGTAGGAACTTGTAAATGTCCGCATTGCGATCAGTATTGCTCGAATGACATACGACCCTACGTCTGCGCGTGCGGTGCCGTTTTTGGGAAGAACGGGTGGGTGACGACCATTACCGTAAAGCGAAACACGAAAAAAAGTCTGCATGACTACCAGACAAGGAAAGCCATAGAGGGTCGAAAGGCTTGGTCGAAGTTGCATCGGATCGAGCATGGAACGCCTGAACTATTCGAAGATTTCAAAAAGTACATGCCCAACGGGTGCGAGTGCAAGAAGAAAGTTGATGCGATACTCAAGAAGATTCCGCCTCGCTACGGATCACCAGAGGAGTGGTTTGAGTTTACAGTCGAGTTTCACAACGAGGTGAACCTAACGCTTGACAAGCCTACCGTATCGCTGGATCGAGCCTACATGCTTTGGCGCAATCGAAGACCTAGCACCGGAAAGACCCGAGCTGTCATCACCGTGGCAAACGGCGTGGAGTTTTCGCAGATACTTGCTACCACCAGATCGCACATGCAGGCTTACGCTGACAGGGTAAACGCCGATCTGATCGACCTGGACAACGATACTGAGACTTGGGGGCCGATGGAGAAGTTTAGGGTTTACGAGTTTGCCAAGCAGTACGACGAAGTGATGTTTGTGGATGCCGACTGCATCATCACTGATAACTGCCCAGACTTGTTCAGCATGTTCAAAGGCGAGGTTGTGATCCATGACGATTACGGTGTTTTGAGATCCCCGTCGATCATCAATGAAGAGCGCAAGAGAGTGTCCAGGCTCTCTGGCGTGGATATCCCGATATTGGAAACCGCCTTCAACACTGGCGTGGTGATCACTCGCGGAGAGGCAAAGCACATTTGGATACGACCGACTGTTGAAATAGGAACGTCTCGCTTCGCCGAACAAGTGTGGATTGAAGGTCACATCAATCGCAACAATTTCCGCGTTGACGCGCTACCGCACCAAGCCAATTGGCAGTATTGGTACGGAAAGCACAGCCAGCCAATAACGCCATTTGAGGATGGTGTTCGTGGCGCATGGATAGTACACGCCTCAGCCAGCACGCAAAAGCTTTCGACGGTCAAGAGGGTTTCTGACCACCTTTCGATCAAGAATCCTCAGCCTCCGATAAGCGGACTTACTGCCGTGACATCATTGTCGCTTCTGCCGCATCACATCAAGGTTCAAGAGCGATGTTTGCAGTCTTGGGTGGATATGGGATTGAGGGTTGTTGCTGGAAACTCTGAGAGAGACATTGCTCAGTTGCGGGAGATCTATCCGTATGTCAATTTTGTACCTTGCCGACAGTCTAGTTCTTACGATCGACCGACTACGAGGATTTACGATCTTTTGCATATTGTTTCCGGAGCGTTTTTGCTGATAAATTCAGACATTGAGATGCACGGATCGCAGTCGATACTGCTCGACGCGTTAAAATCCAGGGAAAGACTGATAGGACTTCGGCACAATTACGATCACGGGATATTTGAAACAAACATCGAAAGATGGGGAATTGATGCGTTTTTATTGTTCCCAGAGGATGTAGAATCATTCCCAGACCTGGATTTTGCGATCGGGCAGACAATGTGGGATTGGTGGGTTCCGATTCACTTAGAGAGCATAAAAGCCAAAATACGTTGGATTGGCGAGCCGTTTTTCTTCCATAAGTCGCACCCAGTTCACTGGAAACAGGAATCCCTGCAAATTGGCAGGGAAATGCTGCATCAGCAGTACAAAGTTCCAGTTGAGCACCCGTATTGGGAGTCCTGGAGGAAAGACAGGCCGTTTAGCGACGGGGTTGCGATTTAGGTGGTAAGTCTCTAAAAAGACAATGTAAATCAAAGGAGTTTTGCGAAATGCCAATTAGATTCCAGTATGACGCAGCGGCGGTAGCGCCCCCGAGCAGTAACGAACTGAAGAAGTACGGCGGTCAAATGCTGATGCAACAGCGCAAGTACGACCTGGATCAGCGCAACGACCAAGCAAGGATAAGCCAGCTTGGAGCCATGCGCAATTTTAATGCCCAGCCTCAAAGAGTCGAACCATCAAGAGCCGAGCAGATGCAGTTCCGCGATCAGGCGATTAGGAGCGGTGCTTTTTCTCCTGCCATGATCAAAAACATTCGCGACATTGAGAAAGAGCAAGGCGCGGTAATGCGAGACAAATCGCTAAACGCAGAACAAATGGCAGACGCCATGGCTCAACTTGATGCCCAGATGCGAGTTGCGATGTCCATGGGGTATCCTCAGCAAATGGTTGAGGCTAGAAGCCAGGTGCCTAGCGGCCCTCGCCAACCCATGACCTCAGCTCAGGCGTTTGCTGCCGATCCGAAGCTGGAAGAAAAATTTATGGGTTTTGTAGACCCGAACAATCCGGATGGAAGCCCAAAGCCATACGAGCAAAGGCTACGAGAAGCCTTAGCTATTCGCGACGCACGCGAAAAAATCCTGTTCGGTCAACCTCAAGGTCAGCAGCAGCAAGGTGCTCCTCCTGCTGGTCAACCGCAAGCGTCGATCACCTCGCCGCAGGTGTTTGGTTCGTCTACGGTGCTGGCACAAGGTGGTTTCGGATCACCGCAACCGCAAGGGCAGATGCCACCACAGTCATCCGATCCGCGATTCAGCCATACGCAAATACAACCTGGTTTCAGGTTTCCAGGACAGGGGCCGGAAAATCCAAAAGGCGTAAAGATGGTGTTGGCGTCTATGCCGCCGCAGTATGTGTTGAATGATGGCACACAAGTAGACTCCAAATGGGAAAACGGACAGTGGGTTCCTGACATAGACCAAACTGGTCCGCGTTCGATGATGCTCAACGGCGGTCAACGGCAACCAAACGCACAAGGTGAGATTCAGCAAAACTCCATGCGTCTTGTCGGTGAACCGGGGATCCCGAACCTTATAGCTGGCTTAGGTGGTCCAAGTGATTATCAACCGCAATCCAACGCACAAGGCGGCATGGGAGTTCCAGTCGGTCAGTCGGCGTATCAACCTACCGGAGACTACAGTAGCAAACCAGTGTTTGGGGTTCAGCCAGTGTTGGCTCAGCAGGCAGCATCGCAACAAGCCGCACCGGCGACACCTGTTGCAACTCCGCAAACCGCCCCTACCACAACTCCAGAGAAAAGAGGGGCGAGAGGTTATGTTTCGATAAGCCCACAGGGGCAGAGCGTGACTGCTCTTGGCAGAAATGCGATGTACAACGAGCGAGGGGAGTTTGTTGGTGATCCAGGCTTGTACGATCGCCAAGGTGCGGATTACATCCGTCAGCAAGCTGCTGGTGCCCAAGGTGCTGTTGCGCAGCCAGTTTTGACTGGAAAAGCTGGCTTCGATGCTGCGATGGGTAGCAATATGGATACCGCTTACGATCTTGCCAATATGGACAGGAGCCCTGGAACAAACATTTTGAATCCGGAAAATCCCGTGTATGCCGCAATGCGAGCTCCAGCACCGCAGCAAAACACTGGCAACGTCGGTCAGTTCAAGGGTCGCTATGGGCTTGGTGGCGTTGACTACGGGATCAATCCTGCAACTGGTAATCGCGTCACGGCTTCGATCCGACCAGGAGGAGGACTTGAGTTCGATGAACCAGTCGGAAAGCCCGGGACGGCTATGGGCGGTCGCAAGGGTAGCGTTACGATCATGGGTGGCAAAAAGAAACCTGCCGCTGAGGTTTCCCCCGGTGCTTCAACGCCAGAGCAGCAGGCGGCTTACAACGCATTGCCAGAGGCTCCAGTGGTTTCCCCGTCTGCTCCTGCTGCCGGTGCTGACTATCAGTATCAGAGCCCAATCGCTCAGTCCGTCGCAACCGCACCTCAATCTGCGACTCCTGCAAGAAAATACGGAGGTTCTTCGCTTACCAGTCCTGCTGGTAGGGAAGTTGAAGCAGCTATGCAAGCTGGCGAGGAATTGGCTGCTCGCGAACAGGCTATTGGGCAACAGCAGGCGTTTCAGGGTGCGACAGCGCCACCACCAGTGCCAATGAGCGACGAGAAACAAAAAGAACTCGGGCTGCCGACAACTAAAGAGCTCAAGGAGATGCGAAGAAGCATGGATCAGAATAGGGCGATGGGTGGAATAGGTCTTGGAGGTACAGGGCGTGCGGCTGGAAGCTACTCGCCTCCGACTTCGGCTCAGAAACCAAAAGAATCGCCAAAGGCAGGCAAGCCAACATCGCAACAGACAGTCATGTCGAAAGCGATAAAAGACTTTGCAAGCAAACAACCATCTGATGTTCAAGATGCTATCAGGGATGCTTACGACACGAAATTGAGCGATAGGCTCAGAGAGAATGCAGTTAGGTTTTTGCTTTCCAGGGGAATTGACTTGGAAAAAATGGCTCCAAATTCCTAGTGTTTTTCGGTTACAAACTCGCCATCACTATTTAAGACTTAAAGCAAATGAGCACAACTGACATCCTGGATATCATCAAAAAAGTAAAGGCGGAATCTACAGCCGGGGCGTTTCAGCCTGCCGAGGAAAAGTCCTTGGTTTACAATCAGGATCAAAGCGGTGCATTTCTTGATCCAGAATCACTGACTCCAGCCGACAACGATGTGATTAGCCTTTTCAAAAAGGTGAAACAAGGATCCGTAGAGACACCGCCTGCTTTAGAAGTTTCAAAGACCCCGGCAGAGACAGAGGCGGCAGCAAAGCAAAATCTAGCCACTCGCAACGAGTTTATGCGAGGCTTGTATCGTGGCATTGACACCACTCAAGCGGCTTTTTACGGCGGGCTCGGGATGTACAGTGCTGCTATGGGCGACACTGAGGCTGCCGACAGAAGGTTCCAGCAGTATCAGGAGCAGATGCGTCAGGCATCGGAGAATCCAGCGACGGTAGACCAGTTTTTCTCCACCGATCCGCAAAAGGGTGCATTTGGAAGCGTTGGCAACTTCGGCACTTGGGTGGCCGGTACGGGTGGTAGTCTAATTCCATCTGTGGTTGAGGCTGGTGCTGCTGGTGTCGCTGGTGCGGCTATTGGTGGTGCGATTGTGCCTGCGCCGGATCCAGGCGACGTTGTGACGGTTCCAGCCGGATTCCTTGGTGGCGTGTTCGGTCGTGCTGCAATTAAGAAGGCGATGGCTGAAGCAGCGCAAAAGTATGTCGAAAAGGGCGTAGCCAAGGAGATTGCCGATCGCATGGGTCGGCAAGCGGTGAACAACGTCTTGGCGAAGCGAGTTGGTGGGTTGGCTGCGGCTCAGCAAATCACAGCCCTGCAAGAAGGCGGCGGCATGTATGCCGAAGGCAGAGAGGCTGGGTACGACAATCCGCTTTCGGCTATGGCTTTAGGTCAAGCATCAGGCTTATCTGAAGTAGCTCTTGGTAACATGCCGCTTGTTGTTAGGAAGTTTCTTGGTAGAGGTAATACTGGAGAGGCGATCAAAAACGCCGATCCTCGAACTGCCGCTGGCTACATTTGGGATGCGGTAAAGAACACTGGCGAGGAAGGTGTCCAGGAAGGCTTTCAAGAGTTTCTTGGTAGTGTCAACGAGACGATTAACGAGCCCGAGAAGAAGCTGCTGACTAAAGAGAACTTCATGCAGTGGGCTGAGGCTGGTGCTGCCGGTGCGCTCGCCGGTGCTGGTTTTGGTGCGGCTGGTGCTGCTTCCTCGGCATTGCAGGACAGGGCTGAGAGACTGAAGAAACTGAAGGAGAAGGGCTTCATTTCTGAGGAGGATGCGACTGAGGCTGGTATCGAAGGGAACAGCCGCAGAGAGCGAATGGCGAACGTTGAGTCCGAAATCAATCGTATCGAGCAGGAAATGCAGGTTCAGGACACCCCAGATCCAGAGATCGCATCTATGATCGACGGAATGATTTCTGAGGGTGAATCTGACGATGAGTTTGCCAGACAGCAAACTGGATCACCAACTCCGCAGGCACCGCAAGTCGAAGCACCGATCACACCTACCCCGCTTTACGAGGTCGCTGGCGATGAAAACATGGTGGCTAGGGTTTGGCAGAATCCTCAAGGGTTCTTGGTGAACCTCACGGATATAGACTCCGGTGAGGTGTTTCCTACTGCAAACATCTTCCCGACGTTTGAGCAAGCAAAGCAGCACGCCGATACGGTTCGGTTGCCACAACAGCCTCAAGCTGCACCGGAACCTACTGATACGTTCACGGAGTACGCAAATGCGTGGAGTCAAAATCTAGCGAGGTCGCGAGGAACAGAACCGAAACCTTTACAGGCGAGGACTATACAAAGCCTACGCGAGACAATTGATGGGCACGCAGATTACGCAATCAAAATGGGTCGTTCTACAGCTTTTGTGACCGACAACCCAACGCTTGATGCTCTGATGATGAGGGAGATTCAAAAAGCGGTTCAGGCTAAAGGTTATCAGGTTGATGATGTAAAGCAGACGACAGAAGGTGGGACTAATTACATCGGATTCAATGTGATCGGAAGTCCTCAGCAAGCACCTCAAGTCGTGCCGCCTGCAGCCGGAGATCCTTTTACGGAAGGGCAGCCGCAACCACCAGCCGCACAAAACCCGTTTGAACCTGGAGTTTCACAACCACAAGGAGAAATCCCCGATGCCAGCGCAATACGAAGCCCTCAAGAGGAAGTACGACAAGAGCAAGGCGGCGCAGATCTACGTGGGTCTGGGCAAGAGCAAGTACCAGCGCAGCCAGAGAGCCAAGAGCCTCCAGCACAAGCGGAAGTATCAATAGAGCAAGTTCCTGATAGCGTCTTTAGCGCGTTTCCTGACATGCTAAATACAGCAGAAGGTTACATTTCTGTAAACCAATTCACCCAAGAGGAACGAGACGCGCTTCGCAATGCGGGGTTGGTTCAAAACATCTCCAAGGGCGACGGCAGAACCTACGAAGGTGTTGATCCTGAACGCTTGTGGCCGGAGCGAAAGAGGCGACAAGATAGTCGCAGGGCAGAAAAAGCCAAGCCTCCAGCACAAGCGGAAGCACAAGTAGGCGATCTTCCAGAACCCAAGTCGGCGGAGGAAGTCGAATCGCTTCCAAAGTTCTCGATTTATAAAACTACCGTTCAAGGCAAAGACTACATCGCCATTCGAGGAGATGGGCGAAGGGGAGGTGGCGACGAGTTGTATGAGTCTTTCGAGGAAGCCTCGCAAAAAGCAGAATCCAAGAGATCTCAGGAACAAGCGGCTATCGAAGCTGCTCAGAAGAAAGCCGAGCAGGAATCCGCTGCTGCTGAGGAACGATCTAAGAATCTACCGTCGTATCGAGACTGGAGGTTTAACTCGACAGCAAGAAACTCAGGGAAGATCGTTCCTAATAAGGTCGGCGTAAAGTTCCTGCCGGATCAAATGCAGTCGATCTCGGACTGGGCAAAGTCACAAGGTTTCTCGGTTTCAAACGTCACGCCAACTGGAATCAAGGTTCTCGATCCATCTGGCAAACGCTTGGACATCTCCATGTACGGTGCTGCTGGAGTCAAGGACGAAAAGGCAAAGGCAGCTAAAGCACAACAAGAAGCGGATCGCCGTAAAGCTGATGAAGAGCGCAAGAAAAAGGCTGATAGCCGAAAGTCTGCGTCGTGGATTACAGAGACATTCGGCGGTGTGATAAACGACTATAACCGTAATGCTCTTTCTGATTTCCTTGAAGGAGACACCGACAAGTTCAAGGGTATGGTGTCCGCAAATTGGAGATCTGGGCTTGAGAAGGTTGGTGCCTTGAGTCCAGAAGGCAAGATCGATTGGGGTAAGGTCAAGTCAGCTTATGCCTCAACCGAACAGGCGGCAAAGCCAGAGACCGGCGAAAAGCCGCAAGCAGCGTCTCAATCAACTAAACCTTTGGTAGTCAAGCAGCGACTCAAGAATGCGGTGCGATTTGCTCCCGATACGGTGATTCCCGAGGGCGTTCCGTTTACCAGAGGCAAGCACCCTGCGTTTGGTGATTACATCGAGGTTTTCAGTTCTCACCTCGATCGCATTCCTGGCTACTCAAAAGATCTGCCATCGGAGGGAGGTAGAACGCAAGCAAAGGTTCCATCAACGCCATCTGAAATGGAAGCTGAATTGAGGGAACGTGTCGTCGAAAAAGTACAGCCAATGTATGACACGAAAAACTGGAACGAAACTGGCATTACCGCTGTGATCAAAACCGCCGTTGATGCTGAGTTTGGCGCTTTAACCACCGAAGTCGCCTACGCTGGAGACATTTCTCCAGAGTTGCGAGACTGGATCAACGGTTTTAACTCCAGTGAGTTCACCGGCATGGTGCGATCTTACCTTGGAAGAAATGAATCCAAGCCAGTGGCAACTGAGAAGTCGCCTGCTCAAAAACGAGACGAACGTCTTGATGAGTCAGAGGAAGCCCGCTTGTTTAGCGAGAACTTCATTAAAATTGTAGCCGATGACGTTTCCAAGATACGCAAGCAAGATATTTATCGATTGCTGTCGGAAGTCCCCATCGAGCGAGCTGGCTATTTCGAGTGGTGGCTGATCAGGAGGCGTCCGGATCTGGCCGGAGAAATCAACGAAGCATCTAATGAAATACTCGCTGAAAGAGCATCACAAAAGAAGCCAGCCGCAGAGCAGCCTCAAGCAGAAGGTGAGATGAGCGTTGAGGACTTCGTTAATGCTTTTGCTGGAACAAAGCAACCTGAGCCCAAAAAAGGCAAGAAACCTACCCCTGTTAAGGCAGAGCCAGTAGCAGAGGAAAAAACGGAATACAGTGAGCTAAAGCAGAATGTGGCAGGCATCGCCAGAACGATTCGAGCCATCAAAGGCAAGGATGTCCTGTTAATTGAATACAGCAAGCATTACTACACATGGTCAATTAGGAACGTTGAATCCAAGCAGGACATTGCCGGTGGAATAACCGATCTTAAACGCGCAAAGAATGTTGCCGAACGAATCTTTGCAGGCACGTTTGACAGCGAAGCAGACAAGCGATTCACCATCACGGACACTCAGAGTTTAGCCTACTCGAACCAGAAGCTTGCAAGCTTGTGGGACGACGCTGGAAGGGCGATGCGTTTTGTTTCCGCCCTGCGAGATACTGGTTTCTACACCGATGGCAGGGTACTGATCAAGGTTTCTGAGAAGGACAGGGATGCGATACTAAAAAGCTCGAAATTGTCTGGAGAGACATTTCCTGCTCAAATCCAGGGAGTCATCGATTCCGCTAAAAAGCTTTCCAGTTACAGCGACAACGAAATGTCTCCTGCTGGTTATCGCGGGGGCGAATTGTCCATAAGGACTGCCGTATTGAAAAACAAGACTGGTCAGTACGCAATTGTAGACAAGGCGTACCATGACACGATTATGAAGCGTCACCCGACAGCTAAGATATGGGGTAGCGAGGACAAGGGGCAAGCGATCAAGCAAGCGGTTCTTTACACGGTCGACGGCGAGCCCGTAGGTGTGCTTATGCCTATGACGGCAGACAAAGAGGACAAATACCTCACCGCGCTACTAGAGGGTAAGTACGAGGACGTAAAACCTACGGAGGCAGTCCCGCCAAAGAAACCAAGGACGCTCAAAAAAGAGCCGAAAGAAGGCGTTAAAGAGGGTCTGGACAAGGCTAAAGAGGGAGCCAAGCTGTTTATCGAGGGTATCAAGGACGCTGCCAAAGGCAACACTCCGTTTGCGAACATCCCGATGAATGAAAAGATCGCTCGCGGTCTTGGAATGATGGCTGACGGTCTGATTGAGGCTGGCAAATACAAATTTGTCGACTTCATTGAATCGGTAGTGGAACTTGTCGGCATACAGAACGCCAGAAGCTATGCAAAGTACCTTGAGGCGGGTTGGAACAAGAAGGCTGAGTTTGACGATCGACTCGATCAATCGCAGAGTGTTTTGGCTCTACTGGAAGAAAAGGAAACGGAAGACGGCACCGAGAAGCCCAAGTTCCAGTATGGCGATGCAGTAGTCAGAACAGATGACGCAACTGATATCGGTCGATACGAGGGCGTCGGGCAGGACGGCAACTTGATAGTAAGGAAGAACGGCAAAAGGACGAATTGGCCGGCAAGCAAGACGATCCGCAGCGATGTTTTGGTGGACGACCAAGGCAATGTCATTGAGTCTAACAACACCCCGCAATCAAGGCTAGCAAGAAGGGTAATGAGCGCCCTTGAGAACGGAGAGGCTTTAACTGGACAGTCATTCTTCGCCATGGCAGACGAGGAGTTCGGTGGAAAGAGGTCAAACAACGAATACGGTGACTCGGAGGCTACAGATGCCCTTGAGCTTGGCGTAAACATGTACTTGCAGGGAAAAACAAACGCCAATGTATCCCCATTAGAAGCAAAGGAGATCCTGGAGCAGATCAGGCAAGTCATGCAACTTGTTCCGAGACATAGGGGTAGAACGGGAAACAAAGAGACGATGCAACAGTTCTCTACTCCTCCTGCTTATGCTTACGCAGTTAATTGGATAGCAAACGTCACTTCGAATGACGTTGTTCTTGAGCCCAGCGCTGGAATGGGTGGATTGGCTATACATGCCGCTAACTCAGGCGCTACGGTTTACGCAAACGAGTTAGACGAAGCAAGAGCAAATGGTCTGCGAGAACTTCCAATAGAAAAGGTGTTCACTGAAGATGCGGAGCAAATCGGAGCGATATTAGCCGGGAAAACTCCAGGCTTGACTGTAATCATTATGAACCCACCCTTTAGCCGCGCAGGTAAGAGAATGGGTGACAAGATGATCCAAGGGACAGACCGGAAGCACATTGATGAGGCGCTGTCGTTGCTTCCTGACGGAGGTCGGCTTGTAGCTATCATCGGGGCGGGCTTGCACGGGCAAGGCAAGAAGATGACCCAATGGATGGATGATCTTCCATACAAACTGACTGCAAACATCGAAGTGGCAAGAGAGGTTTATCGTGGATACGGAACCGAGTTTCCTACCAGGGTGCTGGTGATTGACAAGGTTCCGAGGGCTAACACAAAGACAATCACTGGAATGGCTGGTGGTTTAGAGCAGCTTATTGATATCGCAACAGAGGTGCGAAATGCAAGACAAAATGCAAACGTGGAATCAACTCGCGATCAACAAGAAGGCGAGCAAGGAACTAAAGAAGATGGGGGTGGAACCAAACCCTCAGATGATGCACGCGACGCAATTGATACAGGAGTTCCTGAGTCTTCCAGCGGAGAAAAGGGAGGGGTTGAGGCTCCACAACCTTCAAACGATCGAGGAGACGGCGATGCAGATGCACGTTCTGGAACCGGGACAACAGGCCGTAATACTCGCAGCGGGAGGAGAGGGGGAGGCGGTGGAGGATCGTCTCGAAAGTCTATCCGTTCAGGCAGAAAAGGGGAGCCTAGTCCTGCTCCTGCTGGAAAGCCTGATGACGCACTCCGAGGAGGAGTGACGAAGTTCTCGGCAAAGACTAGACCTAAGTCCTTGTCTAAAAAAGGCGAGTTGACGGACTCCACTTTTGAGGTTTACGTTCCTTCTATTTCATCAGAAGGCTCCAGACCTCACCCTGCTCCAATCGTAGAGTCTGCTGCTATGGCGGCAGTAGATGCACCGAACATTCAGTATGAAGTCGATTTGATGCCAGGGGTTTTTTCTGGGTATGTTAATGAAGACGGGATCTACGTCGGAATATCTGACATACAACTTGAAGCCATTGCGTTGGCTGGCGCAGCGCATGAACAGCTACTTGCAAACGGAG